AACCGTACACAGAACTGGGGATTTTGTGGCACCAAGGAAGTGGGTTCATTTGACGGGTCTTGGCCCGTTCCATGATCTTGGTGTTCATAATCAAACTATAGATGTGTTAGAACGTGCGTTATTAGAACGCGCTTACATGTGTGATGTTGGTGATAATGTATTTTGTCCCCCCTTGCCAACGTGTGGTGAGGAGTGGAGTGAGATGAATTTGTTTGGTAAGTTGCTAGACAAGTATAATGGTAGGTACTGGCACCCAGTAACCGCCGTAGATGTTGTAAATATGTATAAAGGTGCGAAAAGAGAGGCCTATGAGCAAGCGCGGATCAGTTTTGAAGCTGACCCACTCATTGGCCGGTTGGATACTAGAAGTTCTGTCTTTGCTAAGTTTGAGAAAGCTAACATTGGTAAAGCTCCTAGGTGTATTCAGCCTCGCAGCGCAAGGTATAATTTAAGAGTAGGTAGGTTTATTAAGCCTATCGAAAAACGTATTTATAGGAGCATTGCCCGTGCCTTTCGCGGGTTTGGCTGCACTACGCCTGTTGTGATTAAAGGTTACAATGTTGACGTGGTGGCAGGTATTTTATTTGACAAGTGGTCGCGTTATTCCGATCCAATCTGTATTGGGTTGGATGCAAAGAAGTTTGACATGCATGTGAGTGTGTCCGCATTGGAATTTGAACATAGTGTTTATCTCAATATGTATCGTAACAATCCAGAATTAGTTAGTCTGCTCAAACATCAGATTAAGAATAGGGGTGTTGGTTATTGTAAGGATGGTAGACTCAAGTTTGAAATAGATGGTATTCGATTCAGTGGTGATATGAATACTGCACTTGGTAATTGTATTATCATGTGTGCGTTAATATGGACTTGGGCCAATAAAATTGGTGTTTGCATTGAATTGGGTAATAATGGTGATGATTGTGTCGTATTTATGGAACGCTCTGATGAAGAGTTGTTTACCTTGGGGCTCGAAGAGTGGTTTGAATCCAAAGGATTTCGCATGGATGTGGAACCAACAGTTGACGAATTCGAAGCCGTAGAGTTTTGTCAATCACATCCTGTGTTTAATGGTGAGTGTTACACTATGGTGCGTTCACTCCCAACTGTACTCCAGAAGGATTCTATGTGTCTTATTCCTATTAATAAGGAAAAGGATTTCCTTGCCTGGGCTACAGCGGTTGGTATGTGTGGAGGTAGTTTGTCTACTGGTATCCCTGTTTTACAGTCTTTTTATTCAGCCTTCCGTAGGAATGGCAAAGGCGTATTACCTTCTGAGGGGATGCTAAGTACAATCTATCGTAATACTGGTCAGTATGAAAGGATGGCTGGTAAGGAACACCGGGTGCGACAGATAGAAGATGATGCAAGGGTCAGCTTCTGGATAGCCACTGGTATCACCCCGGATTTGCAACGGATTTATGAAGATTACTATGATGGATATGGTATTTCTTGGCAAAACGGGTGTATAGAATATTCAGCGACGCAGATTAAAGATAGTTGCTATTATATCGAAATTACCCAAGAACAACATAGCGAATGGATGTCTTAGAACAGATGGCTCCCGGCTCAGGGTTGGGCACGGTTGTCAAACATGAGATAGACTGGTTGAGCAATATGAACGAACTACTCAACACAACTAATTTAACACCTATGCAACGCAAGGAAATAGCTGCTGAAAGAAGATTTCAGAGCGACCTTGCATCAGTTGGCGATAGGTTCCAAGGGATCTTACTCAATTCCACTCCCGAGTATAGAAATAGATTAGTGGCCGCGAAGGCCAATGCACTTAATCAAGCATCTCCTGGCTTGATGTCTACTCCTTATAATCCTTATAATCCCCACATTGACTATGATCCAATTGATGACTTTGTACCCACCGGTAATGCCGGTTATGTGCAAAGTCGTGGACTTATGAATGGATCTCCCTCTACACTGCCTGATTTTACAAATCAAGCTCGAGATAAGGTGATCGAAGTCATAGGTTCAACTCAATTTGGTATGTCGCTTAAGCATTTTCTTAAGATGTTACGTAAACTACATAAAAGTGGTGAAATGACAAATGATGAGGTTGAGGCATGGTATAGGCGTGCGTATAGTGGTTAGGAAACGAATTAGACAACCCACATAATTCGTACATATTTAAAATTTCATATTTAATTAATTTATCATGGTTAAATCAAATAATCCCACTTTTGGTCAAAAGAATAAGGCAGCACGTGCCATCCAAGCTCTTGTACGCGGCAATCAATCGCGTCGAGCTAATGGTAGAAGTGCTCCTCTTAGTAGGAATTCTAATCCTACTTTTGGCAATGTTTCAACTATCACTACAGCTCCTGTTGCAATTGGGAATTCTATGACTGGCTTTAAAACCAG